TGGCAAAGAACCTGGCACCGAACTCCTCACAGGCAATAGCCATGCCGATGGCGTTCTTTGCCATGGCGATGGGACTATATCCCACCAGACCGTCAAAACCCAGACCGGGGATGTGCAGCACATCGGCAGGTTTCAGAATGACTGTGTGTTCCTTATCCCGGATCGCCTCGTCGGTACCACGGTAGTAGCTGTAATATAGCTGACCACTGTTGTCACGATCCACAGTCATCTTGTTGGGCATCAGCGGATACAGCGCGACCACTTCATTTTTACCGTTGCGAATGACCTGCGCATAGGCGTTGCCCCAAAGGAGCAGATGGGTCATGAGGGTCTCCCGGAACACAAAGGAACTCATTTCCGGATTGGGTTCGTCATGGAGAAGTCGGTACAAGGGATGGTCAATGGCTTTCTCTTTGCCGCCGTCGTCGTTATACCGGTAAAGGTGGAGCGGCAGACCGGCCACAGCTTCTGCCAGGATACGGACGCAGGAATACACAGCGGTCATCTGCATGGCAGAACGCTCTGTGACAGATTTTCCAGAAGTAGTGCCACCCATGTAGAAGGTGTAGCTACTTCCGGCGGTTTTATTTTGGGGCTTGTCCCTGGAACGGAAAATACTTGTGAAAAGGCCCATAATGTTCACTCCTTCATGAATAATTATTCCCTAATCAATGTTGTGCTTTTTGATAGATTCACCGTTGCATTACCTTTTACTGTTATGAAATAGTAAAAAATATATGATGTTACACTACTGCTGGAAACACTGAACGTTCGCTGATCAACCACTCTGCTTCCGTTACTAACAGTGAGTGTGGGAAAATAAGTCGTATAAGATCCTTGTCTGGTAGTGGAAGCAAAAATAACAAATAAGGTTCCTTTGGGGATGTAGATAGTTTTGGTCTCTCCACTTGCCAAAGCAACTGTAACAACCCCTGCGCCGTCGTGATAGTACAAAGTCCCGGATCGTGAACATACAATTTTTACTGTAACGTTTTCCCCTGTAATCTTCTTTCCACAAACGTAAGCAGTTTTACCAGCTTTCAGATCGGTAGCAACCGCGTTTGCATCAGAAGTGTCGGTCAGTGTCCTGATCTGCTCCGGTATACTGTCCAGTGAAATAGGACTTGCCAAGCCTGTTTGTTCACGAACTGCATCAGCAATATCCGTGAGCGTGGATTCCCGTACAATGTAAGATTGCATTAGAACACAGCCTCCTCTGCGGAAGGATAGATTTTCAGAATTTCAGCAAGGACTTCTTGCTTCTTTTCTGATACCAGTCTTTCCAACTCTCCGCTCAGAAGGAAATCAAGCCTGTGCTCCATCTGCGCCCACACGGGGAGACTATCCTGGGTCGATTCATCTCCGCAGGGGTCCGCAGCATCTGCAATCGTTCCCAACTTCATCCAGAAGGTTGGAAGTGCAACTGTACCATCTTCTGTGATACCATATAAACCCATATGCAGATCATCTCCAGCTTTGGCGACAATTTCCGGAGGGATAGTGACGGTATCAGAAATGTTGGTAACATCTTTCGTTGCACTGCTTTTGAATACTGCGGTAACATTCAGCGTTTTCCAGAATTCATCCAGATAGGTGATATTCACCTTGGCACCAACGATTCCTTTGGGAATGCGTTGCAGTGAATCTGTTTTGACAGTTGTGCCGCTGACTTCAACAGTAGCAATTATCATATCTGTCATTTAAGCATCTCCTTCAGGGCAGAATAAAACGCCCTGCTCTTGATGGATTCGCCCCGGGCGAGGCACTCCTCTTCAAAAGCAAAGCGTTTGTCCAGTTGTTCTGCGGAATAGTGTTTGACGAAGGTTCTCCAGGTCTGACGATCCCACTGTAGCAACTGCTGCCATTTTTCAGGGAAATGCTTTCTCAGTTTCCGCATCTCATCGTAGGGCTGCAAGGGGCAGCACCAACAGGAGACTCGGGAAAAAATGTCATACAAGCCATCCCAGTCGAAACCGCGCTCCTTGCAGTAGACCAGACAGTCGGCTTCCGTCATACCCCATTCCACAAGGGGATACTGGAGATCCCGGACGCGGTGCTTTTCGTCGGCAGCGATTCCCACATACTGGATGATCTCGTGGTCAGCCTCCAGTTCCTTTAAGAACCGATTGATGGGCCGGGTTTTGAGGACAGCCGTACACCATCGGTTCCGAGGACCCGCCCAACTAAATCCTGTTTTCCCTACCAGGGTAGGATTCTTCCGTTTCGGAGAATGCTCCAGAAAATAGTATTCAAAGGGTAGCGGTGCTTTTAGTCGTACAATCGGCATACCGATATGCTTTTCCAGTTTGTCGATGTGCCGATACATAGCTTCAAATTCCAATCCGGTATCGCAAAACAGAACCAGATCAACTGGTCTCCCTTCTTCCAGTAGCCGCAGGAGCATAGCGGTAGAGTCTTTACCTCCGGACAGGGATACAACGTGTAGTGGTGTTTTTTCCATGGAAAACCTCTTATATAAACAAAATGCCCCGGTCATCGTAGACCGAAGCACCATTATCGTTGCCGCAGCGGATCGCACGGTCAAGGGCCATGATGGTGGCGACTGCACCGTCGATTTTCTCTGTGGATTTTTCTTTGTCGGGTTTGATGTTACCGGCCGGGTCGGAACGGATGAAGATGTTGTCCATCATCCATCGTAGTACCGGGTGACCACCGTGGGCGATCCGTTCCTCCAGCACCAGCTTCATCAATTCTTTGGTGGGTGGCGACATATCCTTGAAGCCCTGTCCGAAGGGAACCACGGTGAAACCCATGCCTTCCAGATTCTGCACCATCTGGACAGCGCCCCAACGGTCAAAGGCGATCTCCCGGATATTGAATCGTTCACCCAACCGTTCAATGAACTTCTCAATGTAGCCGTAGTGGAGGACATTACCTTCTGTGGTCTGCAGGAAGCCCTGCCGCTCCCACACATCGTATGGCACATGATCTCGCCGGACACGCAGATCCAGGTTGTCCTCTGGAATCCAGAAGTATGGCAGGATCATGTATTTATCGTCTTCATCGGTGGGTGGGAACACAAGCACCAGGGCCGTGATATCCGTAGTGGAGGAAAGGTCAAGACCGCCGTAGCAGACACGGCCTTCCAGATCGTCCTCATTAACCGCAAACTCACATTTGTCCCACAAGTGCATAGGCATCCAGCGGATCGCCTGTTTGACCCATTGGTTCAGGCGGAGTTGCCGGAAAGCATTCTCTTCGCCAGGGTTCTGCTTTGCGGACTCACAGGCATCTCTGACCTTGTCAATACCGACAGTGATACCCAGAGAGGGATTGGCTTTCTTCCAGACCTTGGGGTCAGTCCAGTCATCTCCCTCATCTGCACCGTAGATCACAGGATAAAAGGTGTGGTCAATTTTCCGACCTTCGATGATGTCCTTTGCTTTCTGATGGATCTCGTAGCAGATGGATTTGGTGTCATTTCCGGCGGTGGTAATGAGAAAATACAGCGGCTGCATACGGGCATCGCCGGAACCCTTGGTCATAACATCAAACAACTTCCGGTTGGGCTGGGTGTGCAGTTCGTCAAATACAACACCGTGGGTATTGAAACCGTGCTTGTTTCCGACGTCAGCGGAAAGCACCTGGTAGATACTGCCCGTTGGCTGATAGATCAGCCGCTTCTGGGAATCCAGTATCTTGACTCGCTTTGCCAATGCCGGACACATACGCACCATATCGGCGGCAACATTAAAAACGATGGATGCCTGCTGACGATCCGCAGCACAGCCATAAACCTCGGCTCGTTCTTCACCGTCGCCGCAGGTCAGTAGCAAAGCAACCGCAGCCGCAAGTTCCGACTTGCCCTGTTTCTTGGGGATCTCAATATAGGCAGTATTGAACTGCCGATAACCATTTGGCTTCAGAGTTCCGAATACATCCCGGATGATCTGCTCCTGCCAGTCAATCAGTTCAAAGGGCTTTCTTGCCCAGGTTCCTTTGGTATGACACAGGCATTCTATGAAATTGACCGCATAATCAGCAGCCGCTTTGTTATAGTGAGAGCCCTTTGCCATAAAGCGAGTAGCCTTGTATTTCTTCAGTTTCCGTATATGCGATCACCTCCAAAACAAAAAGCCACACCGAATCAGTGTGACTTTCATAATCAGTATGCCTTCCAGGAACGAGGAACAGAGCCTTGCGGCTCCGTCCCAGAACTACTTATCCAGAATCAGTGGTTCTCGCTAAAGATGAGGATCTGCAAAGCCGCCTCCACATCCTGATCGACAGGCTTAATATCCCAACCTCTGTCATAGTTGCAAACGATCTCATTCTTTCGTTTGAGCATCAGTTTGCTTATGCGACCACCGTCGATACCAAAAGCAGAAGGTTCATCAAAGACCTTGATCCAGTAATGAATCCAGCTGGAATTGACCTTTATTGCTCCTTCTTTCCACATGGTATTTCCTCCCCATCTGTATCATCCTTGCCGAAAAGCATAGCCATTACCATCTGGCCTCCCAACCGAAAACCTTCGATAAATCCATCCTCTTCGATCAGCGCATCCAGATAATTGTGTTCTGAAATGTATTCCTCAAACAGGACTGTCTGTTCAGAGGTAAGCGTTTCGCGGAAGATTGCAGCCAACTCTGCAATGCGGCGATCCTGTAGGAATCGTTTTGAGGTTTTATCGATTGTCCGGCCACAGGGATCAATGGTACCTCCGTAAAGGTTGGAAATCAGCTGACGGTACATTACTCCACCACCTTTCGGCAGTGATCTTCGCCGAAGACCACACCCAGACCGGAACCACAATCCCAGGCTACATGGATCGTACCAATGGAGTCGACGGATACAACTGTACCCCTGCAACCGGGAATCAGTTTGGTGTTATAGGGATCATTCATGCTGATAAGCTCTACTCTTGTCCCCTTGGGAAACTGTTCCCGAAGTCTCTGAAGGGCCTCCTTTGAAATCACTCGCATTCCTGCACCTCCTTTCTCGCGCCGGTCTTAAAGGCGGTGCTACCGGAAAGATTACGGAGCAGGATTTTTCGGGCGGTTTTGAATTCCTCACCGATAAAGCCCAACCGCAGTAAGAAGCAGCGGAAGGCGTACTTCTCATTGTCAACTTCCTTTTCCTTTGCACTGATCCGCTTCTGATTCCGGGCCATATCACATAGCCTGCAGGCAAATTCTTCATATGCCTTCAATTCTTCCGGTGTGGGATTTTCCGGGAACCAGGGCAGGCTGATCTTTGTGTCAGTTACCTCAATAGGCAAATCTTTGGCACCGAGGGCCTTGCGGATCAGGTTACCTTTGGACTCCACAATGCTGTTGAGATTGGCAAGATTATTCTCTGTAAACAGGCTCCGGGGCAAGGAAATGCAGATGCCGGAAAAGTCAGCCTCCGAAGATTCCTCGTTAGTTTCCTCATCCATGGCCTCTGCCAGAGGATCTTCTGCCTGGAAGCCCTTCTCCCGGAGAAACCGAATGAGCGTAGCTGCCGCATGGATCTCCACGGTTACCTGGCCGTCCACACTAATGTGGATGTTACCCACCTGGTAGGCAAA